AGGCCAGGCCGCGCCCGACGATGATGGGGCCATCAGCCCGCGTTGAGAAGGCCACGCTAAATGCGCTGCGGTCGCTGGAAAGTTTTGTGTGCGTCCCCTGACTGATAGGGGGTTCTCAACGTGCAGCCACGGAGAACCCCCTTCTTTTTGGCCCGACAGTGCACCGGGCCGGGCAGGTACGCAACACACTCGACACACGCGAGGGGACGCAAACCCTCTCAAAAGCCTGAATAGCCAAAAACTTAGGCAGGATCAAGACGCATGGCAGGATCAGTCAACAAGGTGATTTTAGTCGGGAATGTCGGGGCGGACCCTGAAATCCGCACGACGAACGACGGCAGGCGCATCGCCAATATCCGGCTCGCCACGTCTGAAAGCTGGCGCGACAAATCCGGCGAAAAGCACGAGCGCACCGAATGGCACCGAGTTGTCATTTTCAATGACGGACTCGCCAAGGTTGTCGAGAGCTACGTGCAGAAGGGCTCAAAGCTCTACATCGAGGGTCAACTTCAGACGCGCAAATGGACCGACAAAGACGGTCACGAGCGGTTCTCGACAGAGGTCGTTATTCAGGGCTTCGGCGGCACGCTGACGCTTCTCGATGCGCCGGGAGGGGCAAAGACGCGCCCGGATCACCAAGCCCCCGCCACCCGCTCCGAGCCGCCCCGCGATTACACGCGCGACGTGCGGCAGGACGATATTCCATTCTGATCGGAGACGCACATGAATTGGGTTCGCCTTTGGCAAGACATGCCGACCGATCCGAAGTGGCGCGTTGTTGCGAAGCGCTCCGGTCGCCCACTCTCTGAGGTGCTAGCCGTGTTCGTTCACATGTTGACGAACGCAGGAGCGAACGCAACCGAACGCGGCGTGCTCGAAAGATGGTGCCACGACGATATTGCTGCGGCGCTCGATATGGAGCCGGAGCACGTCGAAGCAATCTACGACGCCATGCAAGGCAAGACGCTTCAGGGCGATGCGCTGACGGGCTGGGAAAAACGCCAGCCAAAACGGGAAGATGGGAGCGCCGAACGCGCAAAAGCATGGCGCGAACGCAACCGAACGCAAGCGAACGCAGAAAAACGCCCAGATACAGAGACAGATACAGATACAGATACAGAGAAGAATAATACCCCCCTACCCCCCACGGGGGATGAGCCGGAGCCCGCGAAATTTATTCGGGACCGTAGTTCAGGGTTGGCAGTGACGCGGGCCTATGAGGCGTATTGCCAAGCCGCTATCCGCTCGAACACCCCGCTGCCAATCGGCCTGAGCCCGGAGCTCCGCCGCAGCATCGGCGCCCGTCTGAAAGACAGCGGCCAAGAGGCTTGGGGCAAGGCCATCGCCAACATGGAGGCCAGCGACTTCTTGCGCGGCCTGAATGGCGACGGGGGCTTCATCTGCAACATCCACTGGTTCGCCAAGCCATCGAACTTCGCCAAGGTGCTGAGCGGCTGCTACGCGAACCGCCAAGCCAAGGGCAAGGGCGGCCAAGTCGTGGACATGCAAGCACTGCTTGCCGACGTGCGCGCCAAATACGGAGCCCAAAATGCACAAGGAGTTTGAAACCATGGTCGCGCGCTTCACCAGCGTGTTTGGCCAGATCAACCCGGAGCACACCGGCACGCTCGCGGAATACGCCCGCATAACGCGCGCCGCCCCGGTCGAAGTGTTCGACAAGCTCACCACGCTAGTGGTTGACGAGGAATTCACGTGGCCCCGCCCGGTGGCGCTCCGCAAGCACCTCGAAACAGCGCTCCGCTGGTGGGCCGAACGCAAACCGAAATCGGGGCTCCCGGACGAAATGCTTGCCGAAGGCTACACGCCCGACGGCGAAGACCCGGCGAAATACCGCAATTGGAAGCCGAAGGATTTCCCGGAATTCCAAGGGCGGTCCGCCTCCGAAGTCGCGCGGGAATTCATTCGCCAGCACCGCGCCACGCATAGCCCGCTGGATCGCGAGCAGTGGAAGGGGCTGGACCGCGACAGCTTCGACGCGGCCCGCGCCGCCGGTGGGAACAATATGCACAAGGCGGTGCGGTGATGGACTTCGATTTTCTCAAGAAGGCCGACTACGCCGCCCGCGTCTACGTCAACGGGCTTCGCGCGACGGTCGGGACCGACGGCGTGCTTCACGAAGACCAGCCGCGCATCGCCCACGGCGAATTCACGGAAGAATTCATGCGCCACCGTTGGGTGCGCAAGGCCATCGTCGAAGGCTGGGCTGGCCAACTCCGGCAGCACTGCATTCGCGTCGTTCGCGAGGCCATCGCGCGCGGCAACCGTAAGCCGAGCGTCGAGGAATGCATGCCGGATCTGGCCACGGCCGAATACTGGAGCACCCAGGCCAAGAAGTACGACGCGGCGATGCGCTGGAAGCGCGACATGGCCGCGAAGCACGGGACGTTCGACGCCTATTTGCGCGCTCACAAGGCGACTTATGGCGCGGCGGCAACTGCTGAACAAGGGAGCTGAAAATGAACGACACCGGCACATTCAAGGTAACGAAATCAGGCGGCGTGGACGTGACTTGGAGTGACTATACGCGCCATTACGACAGCAACTCGCTTTGCCAGCCGCATCTCCCAGACGGTGACATTCCGCATTGGCCGTTACACATGGCGGAGAAGTCGTGGGCAACAGACGTTGACAAGATTGTAATGGCCCAAAGCAAGGTTGTTTTGGCTTATCCGAAAAGGTTCCAGTGGTTGAGGCTGGATTGGGAACATCAGGTTCGGCGGCTCATCGCTAAAGAGCGAGAGCATTCCAGGCTTTGCTCAGAAGTTGAGCGGTTAATAGATGCTGACGAAAAGCGGGCGGGAGGTGTTTGCATCACGTTCGCCGACGATGATGTAGCCGTGTTGCGGATTGTTGGTGAGATCTACGCGGAGCGGCGCCGTCGGCGGGCAGGCAAAGCCGACAGCGCCGGCGGGATGCCTGGGATCTCTACGGTGTCCCCATGACGCGCACGGCTTCGACAGCATTGGCGGGGTTCTTAGCGATGAGCGCGTGCAGCGCAGCAGCGGAAGATTTCGACGCACGATGGATTGGTAACACTCTAAATGCGCGGGAATTTGACAGAAGGCCAGAGCCGCGCGTGTATCGTCGGCGCAGCCATACGCACGTTGCCCGCAAATCCCATGTTCGTGAGGTCGTCCGCATTGTGCCCGCGAAAGACGAAAATGATCCTGCGGTTACCCGCGCGACTTGCATGGCCCCAATTAGCGCTATTTCTCACGAGCGCCTGACGGCTGAGAACGCGTGGGATGACGCCCGCCGCACTTGGATGAACGCAGTGCGATGGGCCTACGGCGAGAGGTTTATGGCCATCGTGCACGCGGAGAGCATAACCCGCCTCTGCAACATCTCTGCGGCGAGCCAGAACGTCACTGGCAGGATTGGCGAGGCGGTTCGGGATGCAATCGGAACGGAGGCCGGCGGCAATCGCTGGCGGTGCGAAATTAGCGCGCGGCCGTGCATGGCGCCGCGAGAAGCAGCGGAGGCAAAGGAATGACTGGCCAGCTTGAACTTGCGCTAACCGCCAAGAAGGACGCCATGCGCCGCGTGCTCGATAGCGCTGGCGTGGACTGGATGACCCTAGCCCGCCTCGTCGTCCGCACGATGCGAGGCCAGGAGGTCACGGGAGAGGACATCCGGCTCCGCTGCGCAGAGCTGGGCATCGCGCCGACGCACCACAACGCATGGGGGGCTCTGATCAACCAACTCCAGCACCTTCGCGACGGGACGCGGCCCTACCTGATCGCGACCGATAAGTTTGTCCCTATGCGGGGACCGAAGTCGAACGCACGGCTTACGCGAGTCTACGTCGTGCCGAGGGATCTGTGAGCGGCAAGGCGTACATCCCCAAAGCCCTCTCAAGCTGGACGCCGGACGAACGCATGGAATGGGAGGAGCGGGCGGCGATCCTCGAACATGACGAGGGGTTGCCCAGGGAGAAAGCGGAAGAGTTAGCTTATTGGCAAATCAGGAAAAAACGGGAGAGACACACGTGAAACAGTATGCCGAACAACTCAGCGATGTTATGATGCGCATGGAGGATTTGCGCATCGAAGCCGGCGCGATAATCGAGGCCGCGAAAGACGCCGGGGTGAATGTCCGGGCGCTCCGCAAAGTCGCGAAAGAGCTGATCACCGACGCGGGGAAACTCGCGAAGCTCTACGACGACGAAGACCAATTGGACATGTTCCGCGCCGAAGTCGGCATTCGCAAGCGCAAAGGGCTCGAATTGGAGGCAGCAGAATGAGCACAGGGTTTGCAATTGCAATCGGGATGATTGTGCTGGCCCTCAACGTTGGCTTTCTTGCCGGCGCATGGTGGGGAGCCCGCATGAGGGACGCCGACGATGGCTGCAAGGATTGACGGCTATCGCGTGAAAGGCGGCAAGGTCGAGAAAGTGCACCGCCTGGACGCATCGAAACGCAAACGCATCCACGGGCAAGCAAAACGAGAGGCGGAAAAATGGATGAAGCAAAGCGCAAGGCCATCAAGGAGTACGCAGAGGGGTGCATTGCGTCGGGCAAAACAGGGATGATGATGCACTGCACAGACGTAATCGCGCTGTGCAGTACGGACAAGGCGCCGCCGCTCCCTGAACGCAAGCGTGTCCGTGCCGTGAGCCGCGAGGTCGCCGCATGATCCACGGTGAGACGGTATTTGCAGCCATGCTCGGTGGCCTAGCCGTCGTCATCGGGCTCGCTATCTGCATCGTCCTTATCGCGGTCGCCATCAGGGCCGCACGTAGCTGACAGACAACCAGTGCGCGCGTCACAACTCATGAGCACACATGGAACACATCGCGCCAACACTCGAACGAGCCCGCCACGCTGGAGACACGTGGGAGCCGCTGCACCACGACAAGAGGGCCGGCACGGTCAAGCCAGCACGGCAGGTGTCCCGTTTCGAGGCGTCATTCACTGCCGGGCGCATTGACGCGGAAGAAGCCGCAGCAGGGCTTAAATTCGAGCGGCATCGCGAGATGGCAACGCGCGTCACCGTGACCGGGAGCTATGGCTCCCGCATCGCGGAAGGTACACCGGCCGGCCAACTCGCGAATGACGACGACGCGGCCCGCTCAATCGACTGGTACATGCTCCACAAGGAGGCCACTCATTTCATCGGGCGCGGAAATGCTGAATGGATTGGGCAATTCATTGAGGGAGTGCCGCTTTACGATCTCGGTGGGGGCGGCAAAAAGGCAAACGCCTTGCATCGCGCTCAAGCCCGCCTGCGGCACATTCTCGGAGATTTGGCCGTCTATTACGGCATCCTGCGACCACCAGAACGCTAGCCCCTTGACGGGAACCGCGAATTGCGGCAAAAACATAGCATCAAATAGTTGCGTCAAGGCGGCCTCACCAGAGCGCCGCCTTTTCGCGTTTGTGCGCGTTGATCAGAGGCTCCGCGCCATGCACGGCATCAAAACCATTGAGGATCTCCAGAAAGCCGCACGTGGCCTCGGAGGTGTGTTTACCGTTCTCGCAGCCGCGATGAGCGCCGCAGCGGGCTGGAAATTCGGCGGCGACAGCACGTTCGCGTGCATCGTGCTCGCTGCGCTGTTGGCTGGGCTCACGGTCGCGGTGGCGATCCTCCTGTCCTTTGTCGATGCCGCTTGGGCCGCCGGGGAACGTACCGTTGCCGCAGCGCTTGGCCTTGTGTTCGTGATGGCCGCGTGCGGGGAATACGCCAGCCACGTTGCGTTCAGCACATCGCACCGCGCCCACAATGTCGAACAAGCCAGCATTCAGACCGCCCGTTATGACGACGCCCGCGATAGCGTAGCCGAGAACAAGCGCTCCATCGCCATGTGGGAAGCCCGGCTAGCTGAGCTCGAGAAGTCGAACGCCTGGACTGCCAGCGTCACGGCTGATGCCCTTCGCGCCCAGGCCGAAGCCGAGTCCAAGCGTGGCGGGTGCGGCCCCAAGTGCATGGACATTAAGGCCAAGATCGCCATTGCCGAAGAGTCCGCCGACCTCCGCAAGCAGATCGCCGCGACGAAAAAGGTTTTGGTCGCGCTCCGTGAGAAATCAGCAGGCACCGAGAAGGGCGACAGCATCGCCGTCAATCAGTCCATGCTGTTTGCCACGGCGGCGACTGGGTCGCTCGCGCCGACAGCATCGGCTATCGCATGGGCCAACATCGGCATCGGCGCCTATCTCGCACTGCTGAGCACGAGCCTTGGTGCCGTGTTCAATTGGCTCGGGTTCCGCTCGTGGCGCCGCCGTCCGGGCACGCCAGACGCACTGGTGCCCCAGATCGAGGCCAAAGCAGAACAGCCGCTCGCCCCGTCTATCGTCACCTTGCGCGACACGGCCACCATCGAAGCCCTCAAGCGGTGGGCAGACCGCCCCGACGTAAAGGCCATCGCCGCGTGACGCCGGAAGAGATCAAAGCCGGGATCGGCCTAGAACGCCTCAAAGTGGAGACACTCAAAGACGGCACGGGCTACGCCCTCGTCGACGTGATGCAAGCGACGAACGGCAAGGAGTACGCGCACGTGGTCCGGTGCCCGCTTAACCCGACCCGCCAAGACCTCGAACAATTGAGGGCACAATTCCTTCGGTGGGCGAACGAGGTTGCGGAACAAAGCAGGCCGAATGACTGAAGAAGAGATAGCCGACCGCATCGGGCTCCAAAACGTAGACGTGTTCCCCCGGATGGACGGCAAGGGCTACATTGCCCAGATCATCCTAGAGACAAAGGACGGAACCCAGGGGGCCTATTTCCTCGGGCTCCGGGGCGATCCGACAGAACAAGAAATCGCAGACGTGCGCGCCAAGTTCGAGATTTGGAAGGGCACGCAGGGGACCAAAAACAAGGCGTCCAAGTAGACAGATCGGACTACTCACGCCAAGCCATTGAAAAAACACACGTCTTTGATTTGGTTGTCGCGTAGGGTCTAATATCAAGAGGAAATCAAAGTGTCTCGCGGGGGTTACAGACCAGGTTCCGGGCGCAAGAAAGGCTCCCAGAGCAAGGCCACACAGCTACGTCAAGAAATGCTCATGCGGTGCGCCTCGAAGGGCATCACGCCGCTCGAAGTCATGCTCACCGCAATGCGCTCCGCATGGGACGCGGGCAAGGTCACGGAAGCCGTCCAACACGCCGTCCAGGCCGCGCCCTACGTTCACCCACGTCTCGCATCGGCAAAGGTCGAAGTGCAGGACAAGCGCCAGTTGAAGGATTACTCGATTGCAGAGCTTGAAGCCATCCTTGCAGAAGAGGGAGGTGCTGAGGGAACTGCTGGAGCGGAAGCGGGCGCAGGAGAGTCTGGTCCGGTTCACTGAAGCGACGTGCGATTGGTACGTCCCAGCCGCGCATCACAAGGCGATTGCTGAAAAGCTGGAAGCCATCGAGCGCGGTGAAATTGACCGCCTCATGATCAACATGCCGCCACGCCATGGGAAATCGGAGTTGGCGTCAAGGCGGTTCCCGGCGTGGTTCCTCGGGCGGCATCCGGGCAAGAGCATCATCGCCGCGAGCTACAACAGCGATCTCGCGACCGACTTCGGCAGGCAGGTGCGCAACATCATCGCTGCCGAAGAATACAAGGCCATTTTCAAGACTGAGCTTGCGGAAGACAGCCGGGCCGCAAACCGCTGGAATACAGCGGAGGGCGGTGGTTACGTCGCAGCAGGTGTCGGGACGGCGATCACTGGCCGTGGCGCGGATTGCCTCGCGCCTTGGACGCTGGTCGCAACAAACTTCGGAGATGTTCGAGTAGACGAATTGCAGTATATTAAAGACTGCAAAATCCTGTCTTACTCGGAGGCAAATGGGAGACTTGAATATAAAAGCCTGCAAGCTGTCGCAAGCCGCACGGCGGATGGGCTTTACAGGATCACCACTCAGTCCGGACGAGTGGTTGAAGTTACGGGAAACCATCCTGTCTACGTTGGCGGACGATACGTCCCAGCGGATCATGTTGCCCCCGGTGATATTATCGTGTGCGCGCTGCGAGAAGACGTACACGCGGCCGGGTTACCAATACCGCAAGAGTATCGAGCGCGGGCACGTAGACGCTTATTGCAGCAAAGAGTGCTCGGAAGCGCACCACGCGATCAAAAACAGATCGGCGTGCAAGGCGTGTGGTGGGCCGGTGGCAAAGCGCGGGCGCGTATATTGCCCGCCGTGCAGGCCGAAACCAAAGGGCAGGGCCGCAGTTTATCCTCCGGTCTTGAAGTCATGCCCCATGTGCAACAACGAGTTTCTGGCGGCTTGGCGCGGGAAATCGGCAGGAAAGCACGCCACGTATTGCAGCAAGGCGTGCGCCGAACGTGCGCATTCGCGGCGAATGTCGGCAAAGGGGAACCCCAAGTGGAAGCATGGGGCTACGCCTTTGCGGGAGCAGCCTCATTCAGCGAAAGCGTTCAGGATTGTGCGTCCCCTTATCCTGGAGCGGGATGGCCACGCTTGCGTCGTGTGTTCGGCATCCGGGAAGCGTCTCGAAGTGCATCACATCGACAACTGGCCAATGAACAACGCAGCATCGAACCTAGTAACATTGTGTTCCCCATGCCATCGGAAGTGGCACGGGGCGAAGGATTCAAAGCCGTCCGTGACGTTGTGGCCTTGGTTGAGCGAGTACGCCAAGAAACCGTTGTCTATGACATCCAAGTAGAAGGGAACCACAACCTTTTCGCCAACGGCGTATTGGTCCACAACTGCCTGTTGATCGACGATCCGCTGAAGGATCGCGAGGAAGCGGACAGCGAGCTCCAGCGCCAAAAGGTTTGGGACTGGTACACGTCAACGGCCTACACGCGGCTGGCGCCGGGCGGGCGCGTGATACTGATCCAGACACGATGGCACGCCGACGACCTGTCCGGGCGCCTTATCGCGGAAGAAGAGCGCGGCGGCGACAAGTGGGAGAAGCTGGAGCTTCCCGCCATCAACGACAACGGCGAAGCGCTTTGGCCTGAGTTCTACCCGATTGAAACGCTGGAGCGATACCGCAAGGTTCTTCCAATCCGCGATTGGTCCGCGCTGTACCAGCAGCGGCCGACGCCAGACGAGGGCGCCTACTTCAAGCGCGAATGGTTCCGGTTCTACGACGCGATGCCAACGAACCTCCGCACCTACGGGGCTAGCGACTACGCGGTGACGGCTAAAGGGGGAGACTACACGGTGCACGTCGTCGCCGGGGTCGATCCAGACGACAACATATTCATCATCGACGTGTGGCGGTCCCAGGCGGAAACGCACCATTGGGTAGACGCCTACATCGATCTGATTGCCCGCTGGAAGCCGCTGATGTGGGCGCAAGAGTCGGGGCAGATCATCAAAAGCCTTGGCCCGTTTATCGACCGCCGCATGCGCGAGCGCCGCGTCTACTGCGCACAAGAGCAGATGACGAGCGTGGCAGACAAGCCAACGCGGGCGCGGTCATTCCAGGCTCGCGCCGCGATGGGGAAGGTCTATCTCCCCCACAACGCGCCGTGGGTCGCGGATCTCATGGGCGAATTGCTCACGTTCCCGGCCGGGCGGCACGACGACCAGGTGGACGCGCTCGGACTCATTGGGCGCATGGTGGACAAAATGGTGGGCGGCAGGGCACCTCGGGTTGAGGCCACGCCGACAGACAAATGGCGCCGGGCGTTCGCGCGCCGCGCGGAAGCAGACAACAGTTCGAACGACTGGAAAACAGCCTAACAATGCTCGATCAAATGACGCCAGCGGAAGCCAAAGAAGATCAGGGCACGCCGCTGGAGACGCTTGTCGCGTGGTTTGAGGACGCCGAAGAGGCGTCTGAAGACGCACGCAAATCGAGCGAGCGGAGCCGAGATTACTACGACGGCAAGCAGTTCACTGCGGCTGAGATCCAGAAGCTGCGCAAGCGCGGGCAGCCGGACATCGTCATCAACCGGATTGCGCCGAAAATAAATTACCTGCTCGGCTGGGAAACGGTGAACCGCACCGACCCACGGGCATTCCCGCGCACGCCGCAGGACGAAGAAGCGGCGGAGGCCGCGACGGACGCGCTGCGCTATGTGGGCGATGCCTCGGACATCAACCAACTGTTCTCGACCGTGTGGGAGCACATGCTGGTCGAGGGCTTCGGCGGCATCGAATTGACCGTTGAGCCCGACCAGAGCGGAGAACCGCGCATTGTCCCGGTTGTGTGGGAATGGGACCGGCTCTTTTTCGACCCGCATAGCCGCAAGCACGATTTCTCAGACGCGCGCTATTTGGGCGGCGTCCTTTGGTACGACGCCGAAGAGGTCAAGCGCCGCTGGCCTGAGATGGCCGATAGCGTCGAACTGATGGTCAACGAGGAAACATTCTCCACGACCTACGACGACCGCCCGAACAAGTGGGTGTCGCGGGGCGGCAAGGGCGCAGGCGCACGGGCGCGCGTTCGCGTCGTCCAGATGTACCACAAGGAAGGCCCGCAGTGGGTCTCGTGCATCTATACCAAGGGCGGGAAACTGGAAAGCACGCCCGTTCCATTCGTCGATAAAGACGGCATGAGCTGGTGCCCGCTGTTTCTGCAATCCGCGTTCGTGGATCGCCAGAATAATCGCTACGGCATCGTGCATTCCATGATTGGGGTGCAAGACGAAATCAACAAGCGCCGCTCGAAGGCGCTGCACCGGCTCACGATGCGCCAGGTGCGCACTGAGCACGGCGCGGTTGAAGACGTAGACGCGCTCAAGGCTGAGCTTGCCAAGCCGGACGGTGTGATTGTCACAAATCCAGGCTTTTCGTTCGAGGTCATGGCGGCCGGCGAACAACTCCAGGCCGAACTAAATCTGCTGCAAGAGGCAAAGAACGAAATCGAACTCATGGGGCCGAACGCTGCCATGCAAGGCAAGCAGGACAGCGCGCCATCGGGCCGCGCCATCCTCGCGAACCAGCAGGGTGGCCAGATGGAAATCAGCTTGTTGCTGGATCGGCACCGGCACCTGAAGCGGCGCGTTTATCGCGGGATCTGGGATCTCATTCGCCAGTACAAAAAAGAGGAATGGTGGATCAGGGTCACGGATGACGAGAAGAACGTCAAATTCGTCGGCATAAACCGACCCGTCACCGCTGCGGAAGAGCTGCGCACGCGGCTCATGAAGAACGGCGCCGACGAACAGCAGGCCGACGCGAAACTGCAAGAGTTGGCCGCCGATCCGAACATTGCAGCCCAACTGCAGATGACCGTCCGCCTCGCGAACAACGCGACCGAGATGGATATGGACATTACGCTTGAAGAGGTGCCGGACAGCGCGAACGTGCAGATGGAGCAGTTCGACATGCTGACGCGGCTCTCTCCCGCCGTTGTGTTCCCGCCTCAGGTTTACATCGAGGCATCGTCGCTCCGGAACAAGAAGCGCTTGTTGGAGATCATGGGCCAAGGCCAGGGGCAAGACCCCGTGGCGGCTGAAGCGGCCAAGATCCAGATGGAGCAGGCGATCAAGAAAACCGAAGCCGAGATTGAAAAGCTCAAGGCCGACGCGCTGAAAGCGTTGGTCGATGCGGACAAGACGGACGCTGAAATTGGCGTCATTCGCGCACCGCAGATCGTGCCGCCGATGGGCAGCCAACAGAATTCGGGAGGCATGCAGCCCCCGAGTCCCGCCGCCGGGGTTCCGGGCGATGGAATGCCGCCGCCGGGCTAATCGGGCGTTATAGGGCCAACAATGCAGGATCAAAATTCGCTTGCCGACTTCCTCGATAACGACGAGGGGGCGGACCAGACCGCTATTGCTCAACCCGAGCCGCAAGCTGTCGAGCCGCAGCCTCAAGACCAGGGCGTGAAAACAGAGGGTGTGCCGCCGCCGGGCGCACCAGCGCAGGAAGCGCAGGAAAGCGATTACATCCCGAAGAAGGCCCATCTCGAAGAGAGGCGTAAACGCCAGGAGGCGGAACGCCGGCTTAAGGAGTTGGAAGAACGGCTCAATCATCAGCCGCAGCACGTGGAGCCGCCGTCGTGGGACATGGACCCGCAAAGCGCCGCCGCACAGCTGCAAAATCAATTCGCCATGCAGCTTTTCGAAACGAAGGTTGCGACAAGCGAAATGCTGATGCGTGAGCGCCATCAGGATTACGACGACATTGTTGCTGAATTCTCGGCACAGGCGAAGGCCAATCCCGCGCTTGTGCAGCAGATGATGCAACACCCGTCGCCGGCCAAGTTCGCTTACGAAACGGGCCGTCAAATCCGGCTGATGAACGAAATTGGCACAGACCCTGATGCGTACAAGGCCAAACTGCGGGAACAAATCCTCGCAGAGCTTGGCCAGTCTCCAGCCGCCAAAGCCGACGCCAAGCCAACGGCGCCCGTGCCTCGCAGCCTCGCGCGAGACGTGTCCCAACAGCCCCGAAACACGAAGGGGCAATTCGACGGACCGCCATCGCTAGAAGACATTCTTGGATAACGGAGAAATGACATGGCGGAAACCGCTGTGCCGTCTGGCCTGACTGTCCAACAGTGGGACAGTAACTATTTTCGCGAGTACCTGAATTCGAACTGGTTCAAGCAGTTCATGGGCACTGGATCGTCCAAAATGATCCAGGTGAAGGAGGATCTCACCAAGAAGCCGGGCGACAGCGTGACGTTCACGCTCGTCAACCGCCTGACCGGCTCGGCCAAAGGCGCCTCGGATGCGCTGGAGGGCGCCGAAGAAGAAGCCGACCTGCGCTCGATGCAGGTGACGGTTCGCGAGTACGCGCACGCCGTCCGCTTCAAGAAGTTCGAGGCTCAGAAAACGGCCATCGATCTTCGCCAGGCCCATAAGGACATCCTTATGGACTGGAACATGGAGCTGGACCGCGACAACATCATCGCAGCGCTCGGCTCCATCAACGGCGTTGCCTATGCCTCTGCTTCGGAAGCGCAGAAGGACGCATGGCTCGCTGACAACGCGGACCGGGTGCTTTTCGGCGCGGCGAAGTCGAACAACGCCTCGAACGATCATTCGGCTGCGCTGGCGACTATCGACACGACGAGCGACAAGCTCACGCCCGACGCCATCTCGCTGATGAAGCGCATGGCAAAGACGGCCAACCCGCGCATTCGTCCCATGCGGGCCAAATCATCCATCGGTTCGAGCGACGGCTACGTTCTGTTCGCCCCGACGCAGATGATCCGGGATCTTTCGGCCAACTCCACGTTCGTCCAGGCCAACCGCGAGGCCCGCAACAGGGGGATGGACAACCCGCTGTTCACGGGCGCCGATTACGTGTGGGAGAACGTCTACATCTACGAAATCGAGGATATTCCCTCGCTCGGTGCTGTGGGCAATTCGTCCGCCGTGGTCCGCCCTTGCTACCTGTGCGGCGCTCAGGCGCTCGGCATGGCGTGGGCCATGCGGCCGCAGACGGTCGAAGAGGAGTTCGACTACAAGCGCGCCGTCGGCCTCGGGATTAAGCAGTGGTACAAGGTCGAGAAAATGCGCTTCGGCTCCGGCACGACCGACACCGACGACTTGAAGGATCACGGCCTCGTTACCGGGTACTTCGCCGCCGCTGCTGACGCTTGATGACGGGCGGGCCTTACGCCCGCTCGCTTCTCCCAACAATCTGGAATGAGGATCTGCCATGACCGCGGAAACGCTGTCTAACAGCCCGTTGAGCGTGGGCGCCACGCACGGGCTTTCGAAGAACGTCAAAGTGTGGCACGCGAAATACGAAATCGCGGCGAACGTCGAAGACGGGGACATTTTCGAGCTAGGGTATCTGCCCAAGAATTGCATGGTGATCGGGTCGGTTTTCGTCTGTGACGACATCGACACCGGCACCGAAAGCCTCGATATGGATCTCGGCTGGTCTGCAAATGGTGGCGGGGCGGCGACGTACACCGACCCGGAAACGAACGTCACTTACACGAACAGCGGCGAGAACGCCTCGGCTACGGGCTTTTCGAACGCGGGCGTTCTGACCGGCGACGGCCTTACGGAGTCGCACACGGGAAACCAGCGCATTCAGTTCTACCCGGACCCGCTATATTTTTCCGAGCGAACGATGGTGCAGATCGAGGCCAACGCGGCGGCGAATTCGTTCGCGGCTGGCACGGCTGCGGCCTACGTCCTGTATTACCTGATCTGAGCCAGCGGGGCGGCTCCGGCCGCCCCAATGCTGAGGGGACGCGATGGCCAGCTTCAATAAATTCAACGCCTTTGTGGAAAACCTTGCCGAAAAGGTGCACAACCTCGGCTCGGACACGCTGAAAGTGGCGCTTACGAATACGGCCCCGTCGGCGTCGAATTCGACATTTTCCGACATCACGGAAATCAGCGCGGGGAGCGGCTACACGGCGGGCGGCACTGCGGCGACGATTTCAAGCAGCTCCCAAACGAGCGGCACCTATAAACTCGTGCTTGCGGATGTGGTGTTCACCGCGTCTGGGGGCTCGATTGGGCCGTTTCGATACGCGGTGCTCTACAACGACACGCCCACGAGCCCAGCCGATCCGCTGATCGGATATTGGGATTACGGATCGAGCGTCACGTTGGCCGACACGGAGTCGTTCACAGTGGACTTCGACGCCAGCAACGGAGTTCTCACCCTCGCATGATGGACCCAGCAGCACTCCGCAAGCGGTTTTCCGCGTTGACCGCCGAAGCCACGTCCATTCGGGCTCAATCCGCGCGGTTCCGCGACGAATACAACGCAGAAGTGATGCGGCATTCGAACATTGTCGCCCCGCTAGAGAAGGCGATCCGCGAGGCGGAAGCCGGGCTTTATGAGATCGAGCAAGAGCGGGCGATGATCGCGCGCGCGCTGAACGGGAAGACGGGCTGATGGCCGCTAGCCTCTACAATCTCGCGCGCATGACGACCGGCACGACCGGCGCCGGGACGATCACGCTTGGCTCTGCCGTGTCCGGGTTTCTGTCGTTCGCCTCGGCTGGCGTCTCCGATGGCGAGACGGTCACCTATGCCATCCAGGACGGCACGGCCTCAGAGATCGGGCGGGGCGTCTACACCTCAAGCGGCACGACGTTGACGCGGTCGGTGCTCAAAAGCACGAATTCCAACGCGGCCATCAGCTTGTCTGGTAGCGCCCAGGTTTTCATCACGGCAGCGGCAGAGGATTTCGACGTTCGCACGACCGCTGAAACGACATTCGGCACTGACAATCGCCTGGTTCGCACCGACGGCACCGGGCGCGGAGTACAATCGAGCGCGGTGACGGTTGACGACAGCGGCAACGTGTCCGGTGTCGTCAACCAGACGATGATCGGCTACCTAGACGTTGCGGAGATCTCCGCCCCCGCAAACCCGAGCGCGAATGTAGCGCGCCTTTATGCGTATGACGACGGCGGCACGACGCGGTTGAGGTTCAGGGACTCTGCGGGCCTCGTGACGACGATTGGCGACGGCACTTCGGCTGGGATGCGAAACCGGATCATCAACGGCAATTTTGATTTTTGGCAGAGAGGAACAAGCACATCCTCGGCTGGGTATTTGGCCGATAGATGGACCACGACATTGACTGGATCAACTGTCGCCACATCGCGACAGGCATTCACGGTTGGGCAAACAGACGTGCCGTATGAGCCAACCTATTACCTACGAAACGTTGTGACGTCATCAGCCGGCGCGTCAAACAAATGTAACCTGCAACAACGCATTGAATCCGTCCGTCAGATGGCTGGGCAGACAGCAACATTGTCGTTTTGGGCTAAAGCTGATGCGGCAAAGAATATCGCGGTTGAATTTGTTCAGAATTTTGGCACGGGCGGGTCGCCATCTTCGGAAGTGACGGGCACCGGCGCCACAACTTGCGCGCTAACTACATCATGGCAGCAGTTCTCTGTTTCAGTCGATGTCCCGTCGATCTCTGGGAAGACATTGGGGACGAATTCCGATGATTATTTAGGGGTTATTTTCTGGTTTGACGCGGGATCGGACTTCAACTTTAGAACAAACTCACTTGGCCAACAGTCGGGAACGTTCGACATAGCACAAGTGCAACTCGAGGCGGGTTCAGTTGCCACCACATTTGAGGTTAGACCATCCGGGATTGAATTGGCGTTGTGCCAGAGGTATTATGAGAAAAGCTATAGTCAATCAGCCTACCCCGGAACAAATACGCTAAATGGCGCAATACGTTTTAGAGCATCATCATCGAGTGTTGAATTTCCGGTATACTTCTTGGCCGCAAAACGAGCAACGCCAACTGTAACCATGTACGCGACTTTGGGGGCTGCGGCAAGCATTACTGATTTTATAGCAGGAACTGCCGTTTCCGCATCCACTGATTCGGAAGGTGAAAGGGGATTTTTCGCACAAAAGACCACTAATGGCACATCCGGCTATCCGTACGGGTTGCATTTTGTGGCATCAGCAGAACTATAATTAGGAGAATATAGTGTATAGGCTAACACAATCAGAAACCACAGTTCATCGCCTCACCGATAATGCCTTCATTCCTTTTGATGGAGGCAACAGGGACTATCAAGAATACCTGGAATGGCTGGCAGAAGGCAATGTGCCCGAGCCGCTACCTGTCGATGTTGCCGCTGAAAAAAAAGCCTATCAAGAAAAAATAGATACTGATGCAGAGACGGCACGACTCCAATTCATCACGCCAGGATCTGGCATGGCTTTGACGTATCAAGAGAAATTCGCGCAAGCCCAAGCGGTCGCGGATATGGGGGAGGTAGCAGCCAACGCGCTGTCAGCCCAGGACCGCGAGGCGCAATTCCCAACGCTGTCGGCATCGGTCGGCATCGAGGCCGGCACGCTCTACGACTGTGCACAACTGGTGCTCGCGAAATACGCAGCGTTTGCGCAAATGTCGCTTGCCATCGAGCGCGCGCGGCTGAGTGGCAAGGCGGCCATCGCGGCGGCCTCGGACACGGCAGCGGCCCGCGCGGCTTACGAGGCGATCACATGGCCGACGCCGTAGCGCCGTTGACCAAGTGGCGGCGCCCGCGCGAGGTGCGGACCGAACACACCCGCGAAATCGTGAAAACGGAGGTGTCGCACGATCTGGCACGCGCGGTGCTGGCTTTAGGTGAGCGTGTGGAGCGGCTAGAGCGCGCGATTGCGGCGCTGGCTCTTGAAGCGGCGCGGGACGGCTGATGCTCGGATTCACCGCGCTTGGCGAACAGGCGCTTGGCGCTTACGGGGTCATTCCGAGAATTGTCGCGGACGCGGGGGCGTTCACGCTTACGGGCCGTGGGCTCAATGTGGCCCTGCCAGCTGCGACGGGCACGTTCGCTGCCACTGGCGTTGACGCAAGCGCGGCGTTCAACTTCCCGGCGTCAACGGGCGCCTTCACTGCAAGCGGCGCATCTGGACTCAAGCGGGCTCTGGTGCTTCACGCTGGCCCGGATCAGCCAGTTCCGACGCCGAACCATTTCCTATTCGCGCCGTTGGGGTTCCGGGCGCTCGGAGCCGGAACACAAGAGTCGCCGCCTGCGACGACGTTCGCGCTATCTGGCAAGAATGTCGAGTTTGCTATCAGGGTTACGCTCACCGCAGAGCGGGGCGCGTTCACGCTCGCGGGCCAAGCGGCGATCCTGACCTATGCAGGGGACCCGCCGAAAATCCGGGTGTTCCCGAGCGTCGGTCGCGGGGCGCGCGGCGTTTCACGTGGAACCGAGCCAATCAGGGTGTTCGCATCGACAGGTCACGGCACGCGGCGCCGTGCATTCGGAGGCTAAATGCTCACGCCGGGGAGAAAATACGTCAACGGTCCGGTTCGGATCGCGGCGAATTTCCAGGATGAAACTCGCGTGGACGTGGACCCAACGACAGTTGTGCTCAAGCTGATGGGCCCGAACGGCACGACAACGACATATACGTATGGCACTGACGCCGAATTGGTGAAGGCCAACGCGGGCGACTACTACGTGGATTACAGCCCGAATATGTCCGGCCGCTGGTGGTTCCGATGGGAAACGACCGGCACGACGACGGCTTCGGCGCTGGAGGGGTCGTTCGTGGTGCAGAATTCGCCATTCTATGAGGGCGCCATGGACGCCTACCGCACATGAGCTACACGACATCTCAACTCGCAACGGCCGTCATGCAACATCTAGGCGCGCTCGATGCCGGGGCGACGATTGCCAGCACGGATGAAACCTACATCACCGACGTTTGGGCGGCGAAATGGGAGGAAATTAGCGGCCACGGCGCCGAAATGACCTACTTCCCGTACAGCGACATCCCCAACGCGGTGTTTCTGACGGTGCGGGATCTCGTGGCGAATGAGGTGAGGGGGGCCTTCGGCCTGCCGATCTCGGCTGCGGAGAAAGAGCAGGAGGAGACGATCATCCTACGCCGGCTGCGGCGCCACCTCGGCGCCCAAGCCTCCGGCCTTCCCGGCGTGGCGGATTATTTCTGATGGCCCTGACCCCGATCAACATCCCGGTTCAGTCCGAGCAGGGCCGCGACGGCGCGATAAACCCGGCCCGGCTCGTCAACTGCTTCGCGGACACGGCAGGCGCTGGCGCGAAATCGCGCGTCATCGTGACCGCATGCGACGGCTATGCGTCGTTCGGCACGGCTGCGGCTGGCCAAGTGCGCGGGGCGATCAATCTCGATGACGATGCGCTGTATGTCGTGACCGGGACAACGTTGCAAAGCGTGGCCACTGGCGGCGGCGTCACGTCGCTTGCTTCGCTGGCCACCAGCGGGTGGGCGTACATGGCCCGCAACCGTCGGGGCTCCGATGGGCTCGGCGGAAACCCGCAGGTTGCGGTGGTAACAAGTGACGGGCTGTTCCGGGTCATCGAAGCTGGCGTGGTTAGTACGCCAACGCTTGACTCTGAAATCCCATCGTCGCTGTTCAACAGCGTCTGTGCGCTGGACGGTTATTTTGTCATCACCATGTCCAATGGCGAGTTCTACATCACCGCCATTGATAGTGGGACCGACATCGATGCGCTCGATTTTGCATCAGCCCAGAGCAACCCCGATGGATTGACGCGCGGTGTTGTCCGGGGGCGTGAACTGTGCTTGTTCGGCCCAAGGAGCTGCGAGTTCTGGCAGAACACGGGCGCGACGGATTTCCCGTTTGAAAGGTCTCAGGCGGTAGAGTTCGGGGCCTACTGCCCGGCGGCTGTAGTCCCGACGCTGGCGACAATTGACGCGGCGCTCACAGACACCGTGATTTGGCCGGCGAGCAACCGGGACGGGGCTTTCGTCGGGGTGATGATGCTCGCGGGATATGACGCGCGGCGTATCTCCACGGGGGAGGTCGACAGGCTCATTCGTGCCGAAGCAACGCCCGCCGATACCGTGTCGGCCTTTGCCTACACGAACGGGGACGGCGCCACGTTCTACTGCATTCGTGGCTCGTCTTGGTCCTACGAATACAACCTCAGAACGGGACTCTGGCACGAACGCCAGACGGACGGCGGGCAATGGGCCATCGGGAACGCGGCGGAGTTCGCCGGCAAAACAATCCTGATGCACGCCACGAGCGGCGCACTGTATCAGCGCTCGCGCGCGCAGACGCCCGGCAGCGCTTCGGCGGTGACTTTTCGGCATAGCGTTGATCACGGGGGCACCTGGACGACGCTTCGGAGCACGACCATCGGCACGGCTGCGGCCCGCACCGCGCGGGCTCGGTTCAACCGGCTCGGCCTGATGCCGGAGGACGGGGCGATTTTCGAGGTGGCCATCACCAACGCGATTGTGGAAGGCGCGGCGCTCCAGCCGATGACGATAGTGGTCCCGGCAGTGCACGCATGGCCGAACCGGACGCGCGTGCATGCCGCGTTCGTTGATTTTGTCCCCGGCGGCTCCGTTTCCTCGCGCGTCAAATCCATCCTCGGGCTTGCTGTTGACGTGGAGGGCCTCGCTGCATGACCAGAGCCCGGAACAACACGACAAACACGCTGCCCGATCAACGGGTGCCGATCATTGACAGATACAGGCGCTGGACGCCGATTTGGTGGAAATGGATCAAGCCGCTTCTGGAGAGCGTCGACAAGAATTCGTCGGACATTGTGACGGTGACCGCCACGGCGAACAACGCGGTTGCAGCGATCACAACTGAGCAAACTGTCCGCGCGAATGCGGACGACGCGCTCGCGTCACAGATCACCACTGTCGAGGTTGCGTATCAAGCTGCGGATGCGTCCCTATCTGCGGCGGTGACAAACGAAGCAACGGCGCGAGCATCGGCGGATGCCGCGCTTGCGTCGCAGATTACAACGGTTGAGGCGGCGTACCAAACTGCGGATTCCTTGATTGCTGCGGCGGCAACAGTTGAAACAAACGCGAGGGCGGCCGCTGATGCTGCACTCGCGTCGCAGATTACAACAATTCAGGCAGCCTATCAGACTGCGGACGCAACGTTGTCGGCTGCTGTCTCAACGGAGGCTAGCGCCCGCGCTTCTGCGGACGGCACGCTTGCCAGCTACTACACGATTTACACCAACGCCAACGGCCGCGTGACGGGCGCGGTTCAGCTTTCGAGCACGACTGCTGCGGGCTCCGCATCGCCATCGTTGAGCACGTTTGCCGTGCTGGCGGATAAATTCATCATTGTGCACCCCAGTTCGAACGGGACGACCATCCAAGCGTTCGTTGTCGGGAGCGTAAACGGATCTTCAACGGTCGGGATCAACGGCAACCTCATTGTCGATGGCACCATCGTCGCGAACGCGATTGCGGCGGGTGCCATCACGGCGGCCAAGTTGAACGTAGCCACGTTGGCGGCCATCACGGCGAACCTCGGCACGGTCACGGCCGGTCGCATCCAGAACGCGGCGGGGACATCCTATTGGGATCTCAACACCGGCGTTTTTCAGATCACGAGCTAAAGCATGGCCGTGCGCTTCAAAATCGACCCGAGCTATGGGGTGGGGCTCTACACGGTCCCCGCGTCGAACAGCACGGACGATATCCCGTTGATCAATCCGCTGGGCTACATGAGCCGGGTGATTGTGCATTCGTCGCTGCGCTACCCGACCGTGGTCACGTCGTTTACGGGCACGCTTTCGTTGCCGGCCGTCACGTCGGGGGCGCTGTTTGTGCACCAGACGACAAAGCACGTGCTGGGCGCGCATGGTCAAAGCGGGCTGCCGATGATTGTCGGGCGCATCACGGGCGGGTCGATCAGCGCTTGCCCTTGGACCGGGAGCATTCCCATAGCGCCCTTTCCGCCGGCATCGAGCTACAAACGCCTGAGCTGGTCTCGGTGGCTCACGCTGGGGGTGAGCGGGGGGAATGTCGTTTGCTACGAAGACACGGCCGGCAAAGTGGACGCGGCGACGATCAACTATGAGATTTACATTCTCAGCCGGGATCTGAGCACGACAGAGAGCACAAACACGACGTTTTCGGCGCGCATCAGCGGCAACGCCTTCGAATTCGTGACGCGGTACGGGACGCTTTCGAGCGAGCGCAAATATATCCGCGAGGGGAGCGGCTTTGCGCTGGTGGGCGGCGGCAAAACCGCGACGTTCCGGGGGACGTATCAGAGCGGCACCAGCATCATTAAACAGACGACGTTCAAGTTCGCGGCGGGCTCGCATAGCGTGGATGCTGACTACCTGACTTTGACGAGCACCACATCACCGACCTATGCGCCAGCGGCAACGCCAAATGCCACGTCGAAGACGGTGCAAATCTGAATGGGAACATTTCGCCTCAACGGTTCCCGGTTTGAACTGATCGGGAGTGACGGGAACACGCGCTGGACGACGGATGAGAAGCTGTTCCGCGTCACGAATGCTTTAACCGGCAGCGTCACGTTCTCGACGCGTACCGTGGCATCCGCTGGCGTGGTTTCGACGGACACCGACACGTATCTGGGCGCCTGCGAAAGCGGGTCCGACTTCGTGAATGGGTATTTCATGGTCACGTCGCACGGCGGCACAAATTTGAATGCGCAGCCCTTCACCGACGTGGGGGACTGGATTTACGCGAACGGAACCTATGTCGGATTCCCCATCGAAAGCGCCGCGACAGGCGCGCGCCTCGATGACGTGATCGCATTGACGTTTTATGCGTCCGGCGGCGCCGTTTATCTCAACGAACGGCTGCTTTTGTATTATTATTCAACGGGCGAATTCGCCCAAGGGTACTCGCTCCCGAGCTACACGGTTCAGTATGAATTGTGGGTCGGAACGTTCGCCTGAGAGGGGCAGAAATGGGACTACTCGATAGCCTGTTCGGGACCAACAAAGCCCGCGCCGATTTAGTCGAAGCCAGCCGGCAGGCGAACGACCGGCTTGCCTCAGCTCGCGACCAGGCGACGGGGTATCTAACGCAAGGCACCGACGCCGCGCGCAATGACATCCTGTCCAACTACGGGCGGGCCGATAGCACGCTGCTTGCGGCGCTTCCCGAGCTTATGGCCCAATTCAATCAGGGCTACGGACAGGCGCGCGGGGACATCACTGCGGGGTACGACGCTGCGGACGCGGCAACGCGCGAGGCGCTCGCGACAGCCCGTGGCGATTATCAGGGCGCCTACGATACAGCACAGGGGTTTGTGCAGGGCGGTGCGGACCGAGCGGCGTCCTACCTCGATCCGTACAGGCAAAGCGGCGAGGCGGCCCAGGCTCTTTACGATCAAGCGCTCGGGCTCGGGAGCGGCGGCGCATCCGATGCGGCCGCGTTTTATGAGAACTACGCGGCAAACGACCCCTATCGTGCGTTTAACGAGGAAATGGCCAACAAAGCCATTGCGGCGACGATGAACGCGCGCGGCATGGGCGGTTCAGGCCGCGAGTCCTTGGCCGTGTCGCGGGCGTCGTTAGAGCGCGGCAGCCAGGACTTGCAGGCGTACCTCTCTAGGCTAGAGCGGGCATCTGGCCAAGGTGCACAGGTGGCGGGTCAGCTCGGCAATCAGGCCATGCAGACCGGGCAAACGCAGGCGGGGCTCGCAACTGGCCTCGGCAACAACATGGCCGGGGCGGCGCAAGCGGCGGGGAATGCGCTGGCGTCGTCGGCGGCCAATCGCGGCACAGCGCTTGGTAACAACGCGGTCAACCAAGCCACGGCGACCGGGAACGCCATCAGCACGACAGCGAACAACCGGGCGAACCTTGCGACAGGCCAGGGCAACCAGCTCGCGGGCCTATCGAGCGGCACGGGGTCTCAACTGGCGAACCTCGCCTATGGCTACGGGCAACAGACGGCGGGCAACACGATTTCGCTGGGCAATGCGTTCGCGAACACGCGCACCGCGCCTATGCAAAACCTGATCAACCTCGCGGGCACGGCTGCGCGCTTCATGCCCATGCCGCAACTTCCGAAGTGGGGCTAAACCGATGGCGATTAACCTACTCGCGCTTCCGCAGGTCCAGGCCCCGCGCTCGCTGTTGCTGGATCTCGCGCCGATCAATCAGGCGCTTGACTATCAACAGGCGCTGAAACAGCAGGCGTTCCAGAACTCGCGCGCCATGGCTCAGGACCGCCGGGCGGCGTCGGCGGAAGACCGGGAGGCTCGGTTCGCGCCGTTGCGGGAAGCCCAAGCGCAAGCGGCCATCGACGCCTCGCGGGGCTCGGAGACCAGGGCGCAAGATATGCACTCGCTGAACAAGCTGGCAAAGCAAACGTCCATCGCGGCGACGAGTGCCCAGCTTGCACAGGCGAAGGCGCTCACGCCGGACGGGCGGGCGGCAATTGCTCAACGTTTCGGCATCGACGTGAACACGCCGGAGGGGCGTGGGTTCGTGCTCAACGGCACGTACACCCCGCAGAATTTGGACACGCAGAAACGGCGCCAACAACTGATCGATGCCGGGTTGGACCCGAACGACCAAAGGCACAAAGTTTTCATCGCGTCCGGGAAGATGCCGCGTGAGGACCAGTCCCCGCTTACCGCGACAGACAAAAAGGCGATCTTGGAGGCCGACGAAATGGTGATGACCACGCAAGGGGTCATCCAAAACCTTAACGACGCGGTTGCGCTGAGCAAAAAGGCGTACACAGGGCCGACAGCAGGCATTCGCGGATATGTTGGCTCTATTGTTGGCGATGAGGCAGGAAAGGCGACGGAAGACCTTAACAACCTCATCACGCAAAATGCCCTTGCCCAGCTTAAAGCGACATTAGGCGCGGCGCCGACCGA